GGCGCCCACTGCTGCGAATGTTGATCGCCGACGCGGCGGTAGGCAACGTGCTGATAAAGTCGCCAGGGTCCAGCGAGTGACCGACAATCTCGGGGAAGGTGTAGCTCTTGCCGGGCAGGATGGCAACGGTGACGACTTTATAGGCCGACGCGGCAGATTGCCCACTCGGCACAAGGCTGACTGTGATGGACTGAGTAGCGCCCGAGATGTTCATCGCCGTGAACTTGTCGATCAGCGTTTGCATGCCCGACGAAATGTACTGCGTCGTTTCAGCGTTCTCGGCAGTCTTCGACTGGATCAGGACTTTGATGGCGGTGGTCATGGTTTCCTCTTCATTATGCGGTTGAGCTGTCGGTGACGAGCCCATAATTCGCCAGCGCGGTAAGCAAGCTTGCCAGGGCTGCATTGCCGCCGCGCGAGCCTGTGACTGTCGGCTTGGCAATTGGCGTCGTGTTGTTAAAGCCGGTTGTGCTGGCAAACTTCACGGCCGAGCCAACCTCGATTGTTGCATTACCAAGAATATACGGCGTGGCATCATAGGCGCCTCCGTTGATGGCCGATTTGTTGCCGATGTTCAAGACCGCTACGCCGTTGTTCCTCAGGCTGACGAACGCGCCACCGCCGCTGCCGCTGTTCGAGCCTCGTACGTTCACGCCGGAGTTTGTGGCGTCCGTGCCGAGGTTCACGTTTGCTGTGCCGTTCGTGGTCAGGGCGGTGAACGTGCCAGCGGCCGGGGTGGTGGAGCCAATAGCTGCCGGCGACGCCCAGTCGGCGCCGTCCAGCAGATCGACGTTCAGGTTCGCCACCTTGGTGGTGCTGGCCACCACGAATGGCGCGGTGCCGGTCACAACTGTGCTTGTCAGTTGGCCCGAGTATGAGATAGACGTAAATGTCGCTGCGCCTGGCGTTGTGGCACCGAACGTAACACCGTCGATGGATCCGCCAGTGATGGCCACGGCACCAGCATTCTGGCTGGCAATCGTGCCAATCTCCAGGCGCGGCGCCAGATCATCAGGATCGATATGCGGCTGCGGGACAGGTGCATTCAACACCTGCTGCAACTGGCTGATGATGTTCGCCACCTCGGCCAGGGCTGCGTTTGCCGCGGCGATAGCGATCCCGGCGTTGTTGTTGACCTCGTCGCTCACATCGGGGATCGTCACGTCGATCTGTTCGAATAGCTGCTCGAACGCTCGAATGGACTGATGATCGGGCAGGAATTTCCCCAGTTGCTCGCGGGTCAGGTTCAGCTTAGGCATAAAGCGGCTCCAGCTCAGCCTCCAGCCTGGCAAAGGAAATAAACGCGTCACTGGTGCCCCTGAATCGCTGGATGCGCCAATTCCGCATGTCACCCTGGCGCTCCCAGGTGATGCGGCGCAGGCGGTCGCCTTGCACGCCGGCTGGGCAAGTCTTCTCCTGGCTCCATGTGACGCCATCGATGGAAAAGGAGGTCCAGACGACAGGATTTGCACCGAGCGCCACGCGGCCCGGCAGCGCCACAAGTTCAAGCGTATGAATCTGCGCGCCCTTGCTGTCGTTGTAGATCATCGTGGTCTGGAAGTCCCAGCCTATTACCTGGCCATAGTGCGAGGAAATGGAGTCATCCAGAGCGCCAATTGCTGAGCTTGCAGGGTCGCCGACAATCCACCGGCCATAGCACCACACCAGCCCGCGCGCGCGGTATTGCGCCAGCCCGACGATAGACGACGTCAGCACGAACCACACTGGCGTTTGCACAGCCTGCGAAGCGCCGGCGTCATACACAAGGCACTGGTCAGGCAGGTGCATCAGCACGAACTGGTGCGATCTGTCGACGCGCGATTCCAACACGACCGCAGCAAGCTGTTCTTCCGTGTAGCCCTGCAGGATCGTGTCAATCTCACGGGTGGAAATCTTGCTGGTCTGGCTATTGGCGCCGATCCATACTGCACAGGGTTCATTACGGCCACCGCCGACAAAGGCGATGACTTCCGCGCTACCGGGGCTGAAAAGGCAGCATGCATGCGTGCCAATGGCGCCTCGTTGCATCTGCGCGCCCTCGTTACGCTGGAATGGGAAGCCACTGCCGCCGACGTTATTGAATACCTCTATGGTGTACCGGTTGATCGCGTGCGGCTCGTCGCGCAACTTGCGCACTGCAACAATATTATCGGGATCAACCTCGCTTGACCCGTACTTGAGCGGGTTGACCGATGCAGGGTCAGTCAGCTCCGTGACCACAAGATTGATGCCGTCCGTGGTCATAAAGTAGCCATCCACCCAGCACACGTCCAGCACAACACCGATATCTGGATCGGTCACTTGCTGCAGTGCGTTGTTGTAGAAATAATACAGCTTTCCGCCAGCAGCAATCGCTAGGCGGTCAAACGAATAGTCCATCGACACCGGGCCTTCGCCTTCGATGGCGCCAAGCACATCTACACTGCCGTTCTGGTTCACGCGCACAAGCTTACTGCCGCTCACGCGATAGCAGATGCCCTTCCAGTTGATGGCACCACGGTCTCCACCTTGGCCAGTGGCAAAGGAAACAATCCCATCTGCAGGGCGCAGATAGCCGTTCGAAATCCCTTGATCCTTCGGGACGGGGATCATGTTGCGCGGGTAGGACGTGCGGAAATCCGCATTCTCGTCCGTGTACGCGCCTTGAAGGATTGGAATCTGCATGTTGACCTATGTGTTAGAAGCCGTCGCCAGTCATGATTTGCAGTGTGGTGCCGGCGGCCGAGATATGCGCCAGACGGTCATGCGACGTGTCTTTCGAAATGATGCACGATTGATTGGGAGCAACTGCGAAATCCGCCACCGTCGCAACATGCGCAGCATTGTCCAGGCTGCTGTAGGTCTGCACGTAGGCGATATTCGCGCCCGTGTTCAGAATGCGGACTTGCCGGTTATCCTTCTCGATGGTAATCGCCGCGCTCGCAGCGCCAGCGCTCACAACCTGGTTGCTGTTGTACTTTGGGAAAAATGGCTGAATGATCATATAAACCCCTTATCCGACGCGATACCACGTCATGTTTACGCCGTCATAGCGCAGTTTGAAGAATGCATTTGCTGCCAATGTCGTAGGTGCGCCGGAAACCGTGGCGCCATTCCCTGCGACAGTCAGCGCGGTTACGGCCTGGGTGCAGCTTACGAGCATGGTTTGCCCGTCAACGCAAAGTGCTCGCGCCGGCAACGTGATTGTGCCAGCGGCATATGCTGCGTCAGGCGTCAGGAGCAGGTACAGGGGTTGCCCGACAATCTCAGACAGCGCAACCGCCACGTTGAAGCCACTCGCGTCAGGAGATTCGTACTGCGTCAGGTCGGCAGATGGAATCTGCACATTCTCCTGTAGAAACGCCAGTAGCACGGACAGCGATGCCTTGCGCGTATCGCTATTTGCTGCGGACCATACTGCCAGCAGGTCAGATACGCTCAGGCTATCGAGCGATGAAAGATTCGAGATGTTCATTCGTCACCTTACCCGATGATTTCCACATCGGTGCGATAGATGTTGAGGGAGTCGCCGGCGCCGGTCAGGCTATAGCCAGGCGCTACAGCTTGATCGGTGGTCGAACTGAAACCAGCCGTTGCGGTGCCCATGCGAGGCGATGCTAGGTTGTGCCGCAGCGTGCCGAATGCGCGATAGCCGCCCGCCACTTCGTTGAGAGTCACCTCAAGCTCAAACGCAGCATTGGTAGCGGCGGCCGGAACCGCAAGCGTGACCGCCATGCCGCCGATATTGATGGTCAGCGTACTGCCAGCGGTGACGGTGTAGACGCCAAACGAGCGCACGCGCAGAGCTTTGCCGACACCCTGCAACCGGTACGCTGGCAGCGTGTAAATTGTCGGGAAAGTTCCAGATACTATCCCGGACGCGTTGCGTAGCGTGCGGTCGAATGCAATGCGCTGCCAGGATCCGCTACCCTGTGCGGACAATTCGGAAATGTCCCCAGAGTATGCCTTGAACTCCAGATTGGTCCCGTTTGCATCCGCACCGCCGTTGTTGAAGTTTTCGGCCGCACCGCCTGACGATGACATTGATCCGAAGTGGCGCTTTGCCACAGTATTGCGCTTGTAGCTATTGCCAACTGTGTCACAGCGCGCCCACTCGCCGCACAGGAAAGCAACGGCGTTGTCTTCGAATGTCACGTAATCGCAGTGCCCCTGGGATCCGGTGGACCAGTAGACGCCAGCACTATTCGCATTGCGAACAATTGGGCCATCGGAAAGGCTGGTTGACCCGTATCCGAACGACGAATGACTGGAATCGCTGATGAAGCCATACGCACCCGCAGCGCCGCAATCGAAAATGCCACCAGTCACGCGGACCTGCTCGCACTCCTTGGCGTCAATGCCGGTCCATGAGCAATCTGCGGTGTGCACGTTGTTGGTGTAGAGGTCGGCGCCATTCGCGCCAACAAGGCCGATACGGGTATTGCCAGATGCCTCGGTGAATGCCTGAAACTTGATATCCTGCACCTGCACACGCACGCCGATGCCGTCCATATTCAGGCCATGCAGATACGATCCGAGGTTCCCGCCGCCACTGATAATGCACGTTGGCACGTTCGGATGGCCAGCAGCAGGGCCTTTGATGATTACCCGGTTCTTGGATGGTGTAGAGTGCGTCTGTGCACCTGCGCTGAAATCATACGTGCCAGCTGCCCCGACAACTTGCCACGTGCCAGCGAGTACCGGGCCGTAGTTCTTCAGCGCATCGAACGCATTCTGGAAAGTTGCCATTGACTGGCCAGTGCCAAGTCCGTCATTCGCCGCGCTGCCAGTGGTGGCGACGTTCAGTGTGTTGGTTTGGCCTTCTTTCGGCTCGACGTAGAACAGTGCGGAGCCGCGTTTGATGATGCCGGGGCCGGCATGGCGCACACTGTGCAGGCTCGGGATATTCGCCGTAGACACATAGGTGCCAGCCGGCCAGTAAAGAGTAGCCCCGGCTGCCAGCGCTGCAGCAACCGCATTGGTGATGCCAACTTGGTTGTTTGTCGTGCCGTCAATCGCGGTACCGATAAAGTCCCGGGCGCTGATGATATCGCGGTCCTTGTCTTGGAAGGTGCGGTACTGCGCGCCCGTGCCAGCCTGTAGGAACTGGCTGCTATTCCCCTGCAGGAATTCATACAGGGTATCAATGGAGACTTTGCGAGTGTCGCTGTTCGCCGCCGACCAGAGCGCCAGAAGATCAGAGCCGGTAATCGCGTTCGCCGAGGAAAGCTGGGAAATATTCATGGCTCACTCAAAGTCAATTTGGTTGTCTTCCTGGCCGGCGGTCAGCGCATCGACTGGCGGCGGCAGGAAGGTGTAATTTGGCGTGCGCTCCGGCTTGTTGCCAGCACCGGCCGGCAGCCCAGCGCGGAATTGCTGCTCTGGCGGGAATGCGCCACGGTTCGGCAGCGACGCAAACGCCGTGCGCGCGGACGTCAGCATTTGAGGCGAAAGGTTCTTGCCGTAGCTCGGTGCCAGGCGAATGGCCAGGGTTAGGTAAGTCGCCTCGATAGCCCAATCAGGCAGGCCAGAATCAGTGTCCAGCGTCGAGGAGTCGGGGCTGGAAGGCAGCGCATAGCCAAGGCGAATGCCGCGACCGTTCCACGACGCCATCATGCTGTCTAGCGTGCGTAGCGCGGCCTCCATGTCTTCAGGCGCGATGTTGAAGATCTGAGGATTTTTCCCCATTTCGTTGAACGCCTGATGAATGATTTGCTGCTTTGTCCAGCTCATGATTTACGCCTTCTCTTCGGCCTGGGCAATCATTTCTGCCAGCTTTTCGGTTGGCACATTCTTGGGGAAGTCGAGGCCAAGCTCAGTAGCCTTTGCCTTCAGCGAATCGCGGTCAACTTCGTCGGCCGGCTCCGGCTTCTTCTCCAGCTTTGGTGCGCGCGCCTCGTCAGTGGTCAGGGCCCAGCCTTCGCCGGCGGCCTGCTCTTGCTCGTCTTCATCATGAACAACGCGAGTATCGAACCGGGCGCCATGGATTTCTTCGGAGCCTGGGAATTTGTACATCATGCGTGGAAATTCGTTCATGTCTTATCCTTATTCATGTTGGCACGCCTTGTTTCCCAGGCCCGTTTTCTTGCTTCCATCATATTTAGTCTCTTCTCAGGGTCCTGCCATGCGGCCTTTACACCAGCCCCCATTGCGGTCTTTCTAGAATCGCCGTACGGGCCCCTCTTAGTACCTTTTGTTGCTTTTGAGATTTTATCCTTAGTCTCATCTGTCATCTGCCTATTTTTAGCGGCAATTGACATCTTCTTTCTTGTCTCTTCAGTGAAGACTTTGTCTCGGAACTTCTGCCTTGTCTCTTCAGGCATTGACCAACCAGAAGATTTCCTATCTTCCCACAGCTTACGCAGTTTCTCGGCAGCTCTTTGCTTCGATTCCTCTGTTCTACCTTTTTCAGATAGCGCCAGAATCACCTTCTCTCTATACGCAGGATCCATCCATCGCTTCCGCATGGATTCGGCCATCTGCATCTTTTTTTCTTCAGTCCATT